ATCATTTTATTAAAAAAAGCATATAACATATCAAATTCATCTTGATATTTTACATATTTGAATTTGTATTCGGTTCCAAACTTATTGAAATACTTATTAGTATTATTTATAATACGAGTCTGCATATCTTCGGGCATATCTCTAAGTCCTAATAAAATTATCTTATCTTCGTATACGATTGATATAGATAGAACACGTGTTGCAGCACCTTCAGTTATGACTTTACCATCTTGATCTAAGATATCTGCGGCTTCGGGGAAGCCATCCAAAATCTCAGTCTCTATATCTATAAAGTATATTTTAGCAAAGATACTGGGGATATACTGTCAATAACCAACGAAGAAAATTTGGAATTTACTAATTCTATAGATGTTGAATACGCAATAGTCAGACCATTTTTAATTGGTAAAAAACAATCGTCTAATTATAAGATTGTATTTGCTGATCAAACTACTCCAACTATTGTTTCTAAATCAGAAGGTGATGTTAAGTTAGCTTCGATTGAGCAAGTATCTTTGGTAGATAACTGGGATAGTATGTTTACTATTGAAAATTATCCTTTGCTGGAGCAATGGGGATTTCAGTTAAGACCAGATCAACGAGACACACTACAATCGCATAATCTTAATACTACATTTGAAGTTTTTGTAGTTGATAAAAACAATAACAACATGCTAATTAGAAGCATTAAGATGTCACTAAGTGAATTAATTAATACTAATCGACTATATGTAGCACACACTACCTCTAGAGAAGCAAACACTGAAAACAGAATATTTGTGAGAAAGTTTTTCTCAACAATAGGATATCAAATATTATATGACACAAACAGTTAAAATTTTAGACTACGATATTATCTATCTTAGTTATGACGAACCAAACGCTGAAAAAAATTATGCTGATTTATTAAACAAGGTGCCGTGGGCTAAACGTGTACACGGTGTTAAAGGCAGCGACGAAGCACACAAGGCATGTGCTAGACTAAGTGACACTGACAGATTTGTTACTGTAGACGGTGACAACATTGTGCGTGAAGATTTTCTTAACCAAGAAGTTGACTTTGAAGCATATAAAGATTTGTCAAAATGTGTTATATCTTGGGCAGGCTTTAACGTAGTTAATGGACTTATGTATGGCAACGGCGGATTAAAACTATGGCCTAAACAGTATGTGCTAGACATGAAAACACATGAAAACGCTCCTGCAGATGATCCCAATGCACAGGTAGATTTTTGCTGGGATGCTGAATACATACAAATGAATCGATGCTTTAGTGATGTCTATAATAATGCAAGTCCATTCCAAGCATGGAGAGCTGGATTCCGAGAAGGTGTTAAGATGTCACTTGACCGCGGAGTTAAGACATCCAATAAAGAATTTAAGAAAGAAATTCATTGGAAAAATTTAGATCGACTGCGTGTATGGCTTAATGTAGGTGCAGACGTAGAAAATGGCTTATGGGCTATACTAGGTGCTAGACACGGCTGTTATATGACCAACTGTACTGACTGGGATTATGTACAAGTTAGAGATTTTGATTATCTGACACAGTTATGGAAAGATCAAGTAGAGGAAATTACAGATTTAGATTCTAAAATTTCTTATTACGGAACAGAGCTAAAAAACGCACTCGACCTTGAAATAGCAGAACCACATGCAGATGCTAGTAAATTTTTTAAAGCAGTACACATACAACAATATAGGGCAGGAACAGGTTTCCTGGATAAAGAATGAACAACGATATTATTTTCTACTATAAAAATAAAACTGACAATGTTAGAAGATTAATTTCTGAATTAACAGTTACTCATTCTTATGCAAAATTTAAAAAGCATACTGGTTCGATAGAATCGTTACCTGAAAATGTAACATTTACAACCTCAATGGTATGGTTAATAGATATTGAGATACAAGGCTGGCAAAAATTAATTGATTATAAAGTTGAAGAATGGGACAAAAAGTATTTTCACGTATTTGAATCTAAAACTGCTAAAATTTATCTAACTCCTAAAAATACATCAATCGATCAATTAGATAAGAAGTTTGTGTATACTGATACTATATCGTACCCTGCGTATGATGTATTTTTTATTCAGTATGATGAAAATAATGCTAATAAAAATTTGAGATATTTAAAAGAAAAGCAACCCGATGTAAAAGTTATATCGGGTGTTAAGGGTATTTTTAACGCACATTTAGAAGCAGCTAAACAATCGAATACAGACTTTTTCTGGGTAGTAGACGCAGATGCTACAGTAATAGACGCATTTGATTTTCATTATACAGTTCCAGAATGGGATTTTGATGTAGTGCATATTTGGAAAAGTGTTAACCCTATCAATCAACTTGAATATGGACATAGTGGTGTAAAGTTAATTCCTAAGCATTTAATTTTAATGGCTGACGAAGACACAGCAGTTGACATTACTACCAGCATCGGTGCAAACATTAAGATAATAGATGAAATATCAAACATTAACAATTTTGCAACAAGTCCATTTAATGCATGGAGAGGTGCATTCAGAGAATGTGTTAAACTGGCATCGGGTGTTATTGACAGACAAGTTCAAGAAGAAACGGACGAGCGTCTTGCAGCTTGGACATCAAAAGGCGGAAGCCGACCTTTGGGCGAATATGTAAAAGGGGGTGCCAGTGCAGGAGAATGGTATGGAAAAACATACAAGGGCGATAAAAATGCCCTTGCTATGATTAATGATTATGAATGGCTAAGAGAACAATTTGAAGCACATATCAAAATGTTCCCCCCAGAAATGTTCTTAGATCAAGAAACTAAATCTGCTGCCATTGGAAATACTGTTGAAATTACAGAAGCGCACGCCTTAGCAATTTCTTGATGTTCCTTTTGTGTACCGTTAGCACTACGTAGTTCAATGAAATGCACCCAACTACGTAGGGTGCCGTTCATATATAAACGACTAACTGTATTGCCTTCTGGTAATACTGCACGAGCTTGTTCTTTAGCAATGCCTTGATCAATCGCCCATTGATATACATATTTGGCCTCGTTGATCACACGTTGCTGCATAAGATCCCATCGTGCCTTTAAAGCTTCATCGTCTGCCTCTATACTATTTTGTCTATTTTTAGTGTCCTGAAGTCGGGCCTCTCGCAATACAAAATCTAGATCCTTTGTTGGATCAGCATAGCGTTGAGAGAACTCTTGGAAACTAAAACTACGATGACGTAAAATTTGACGAGCAATATCACGTGTAGTTGTGATTTCAATGCAAGCACTGACCATTTCAAGCGGCGACCAGTGTTGATGTTTAACCAAATACTTAATTAGCTTTTCACTAGTTTCTGTATTAAACTGATTGCTAGGATTACTTACTCTTGCACAGTATGCAATTAATTCTTGTGCATCATCAATTCCTTGATTTACAAATTCTTCAGTAGGTTGCGAGTGTGATAAAAGTTTTACATTCATTTTAAAATCTTATTTTGGTTGCAATAGTATATCGGGGAAAATTTGCAATGCTTGACGGAGCAGTTGCAGAGTGTTGTAAATTTGAGTCAAATAATACTAGACGTCCTGGGCGCACTGTTACCGCAGATAATACATCTAAACAGTTATTTGAATAAAACATAGTTTCTCCGTGCCAGTTTGGATGCCATTCATAATTTGCATAATGTAACAGTGTGAACGAATTTTTTTGCAAAGAGTTGCAATCAGTATGTATTAAATCAGAAGTTGTTGCATCACTGTAATTAATATACTGTCTAGTAATAATAGCTTCATCCCAATTAACGTGTGTAATGGCAGCTATATATTTCTGTATTAGTATTTTATGGAATGTATCGTTAAAATCAATGTTATTAACCCATTTTACAATTGTCTGATTGTAATTAAAAAATCTAGAATCTAAGTCTAAATGACTCCTTGAAAATAACGATTGATTTACAGTAGAATATATTTCTAAATTTTCTTGTGAATTAAACACATCATCAAAAATAAAAATAGGATTTCCGTTAGCATCAACAATTGAATTAGAAATCATTTTAATTTTCTTTTCTTTAAAAATTTATTAGTGTATGTAATCATGTCTTTTTTAACTCGTTCTGTATCGAGTTTAAAATCAACATTATCAATTTCACTTTCGTAAGAGGCAAGCATTTCTTTAAGATTCACTTCAAATGAATCCCAATCTTCCTGTGCCTGCTTTGATGCAATTTTAATTTCCCAAACTTTTTTGTTTTTAAAAACAACAGTAATCGAGTCTAAGTATTTTAGAGGAACTACATTTAATGTAATTTCTCCAAATACTTCAGGCCAGTGTTCGACTACATCCTTGGGAAAGACTTTTCCCTTGTTCACTCTTTAACAGCAACTTTTTTCTTTGTAGGTACAAGTTCTTCAGCTTGGCGACGAAGTTCAGCAGCCTCTTTGCTCAAACGATCTGCATCGCTACGGAATTTTTTAGCAATCGCTTCGTCACTTAATGGTTCTTCATTAACTGATGCACTAGTAGTGCGGCCAAAGTCTTGATCACCGATTGGATCTGTATTGCCAGTTTTGGGACTAATATCTTTAACTCTTGCAAGTTCTTGAATTTCAACGTTCTGATTTGCATTTGGTTTAATAGCAAGATCCTGTACGCTAACACCAGCTTGTTGTGCAATAACTTGATTGAGTTCTGACAACAGGATAGTAGTCTGCATATTAGGAACCATTTCTACAGCATCAGTTGGTACCTTAGTAAGTAGACCTTTAACATGTAAACTAGGTAACATAGTGCTACCATCTGAAAACACACCGCGAGCAAGTACTTCGCTAAATTCATTTGCTGATTGAGCAGCATTTGATTCTACGAGACTAATAAGCTGATCGTGGTACCCAGGCTCAAGAGAATCTGATTGGATGATTAAGCAGTTAAATGCATCACCAGGTAGTGTTCTAAACACTACCATGCATCTACGGCCAGTTGCTTTAATTCTGCCTACATGTTTTAAGGATTGCATATTATGCTCCTTGCTTTGGTTGTTTTGCCACAGTATCTAAAAATGTAGATAGTTTATTATATGTTTGTCCAACTGCTACCATTTCGTTTGGTTTAAACGCACCTCGAGAACTAGCAATATCAATGATAGTTCGCATAGCGTTAAGATCATTAATAGTTAAATCATTTGATTCTTGTTGCGCAGTTTCTGTAGGCTGCATTGGTTGTTGTGCATTAGTTTCTTCAGTCATAAGACCTCCTTGTATGAATTATATATGCTTATTAATTATCTGTTAGGTTAAATGTGGACATGCAAGTTTGAAAAAACTAAGTTCTTTTTCTTGCTCAAATCCAATTTTAGTAACATAGACTATAGTATTATCTATTAGATCAACAGCTTGCCCTATATAATAGCGACTATTTAAATTACTGTAAATCC